GCCCACCAGGAAATCGCCCGGCCGTGTGCAGCTGGCATCGAACACACCCTCCCACAACGCCTCGCCGTAACCGCCGGGACGGACCCTTTTGATGGAGGGTGGCATGAACGACGCCGGCAGCCGCAGAAAACGGTTCTCCGGCCGCAGCGGGTCGCCACCGTCGAGCGGCCGGTAGGCATCCACGCGCGCGCCAATCGCCCGCGCCGCGGTACCCAGCCCGCGCCATATCCGGTTGCTGAGCCTGCTTTGCGGCATCACACCACCAGAGTCACGCCGCCGCTTCCCAGCGCAGGCCCGGGCGGCACACCCATGAAGCCGCTCAGCCGCCGCCGCCAGTCATCGAGCAATCGCGTCCGGTCACGCACCTCATCGCGGTTGCGCGTCCAGACCGCCGCCTGGTCGGTATCGAGGTTTGCCGACGCATCCGTCACGGCCCGCTCGAGCGCCAACAGCGTGGTCAGGTAATGCCGCACCACCCCCTCCTCCGAACCGCTCAGCCACAGCAGGCGGTATTCCAGCAGCCCATAGACCTGATAGAAGCGCCACCCTTGCAGCAACCCGCCCACACCATGTGCCGGATAGCCGCAGAAGCGGCGGATGTCGGTCTTCTCAGCCTCGCTGAACGCCATGTCATCGCTCCCGCCCCACCACGGATGGCGAACCCCGGCCATGTCGGCGGACGGCGTCGCCTGCGCCGTCCGCCGCTGCCTGCCGTCAGCCGATATGCTCGATCATCACCGCCCGCTTGAAGGCGGCGTTGGTGGCGGTTGGTATCGTCGTCGGCGATGTCGTCGTGTCCGATGGCGTGCAGAACCCGCCGATCCAGTACCAGGACTGCGCGATAATCTGCTGCAGCCGGTCGATCGGCTCGCGCGTCACCATCGCCACCCCGTCCACCACCGAGATGATGCTGTCCTTCGGCGCCACGTCAGCCGCGGCCAGCCCGGCGTAGTCACCCTCGATCAGCGCCCCTCTGCCACACACGATCGGCCGCCGCACCACGGCGCCGGTGATCGTGGGGTGTGGCTGCACATAGGCCTCGGTCGTCGGAATGAAGCGCAGCCCCAGGAAGTCGTTGATCATGCCCCTCTTGAACACCTGGTTTGCCGAGGTGGCACCGATGAACAGCTGCCGGAAGTCGTTGTCGGCAAACAGTTGCCTGGCCGAAACCGGATCGAGATAGCAGTTGAACACGCCGTCGATCTCCGGCACCGCGTTCAGCCGCAACAGCGCCACCGCGTTCAGCAGCGACGACATGGTTAGCGTGTCGCCCGCCTGCAGCCCGGTCGTGTTGGTGCGCCCGTACGGCCTCACCACGGCGCTCGCGGTCGCCGCCGTCACCGTATTGAGCGCGGTCGCATCCGCCACCGTCACCGCGCTGGAAAAGGTCAGCGTGCCGGAGATGCCGCCCGGCGTGGTCGACACGTTCACCGCATCGGCGCTCGTCCCCACCAGGGTATAGGCATCCGATCCGACCGTCACGGTCAGCGACGCCGACCCGCCCACCGGGGTCTGCACGCCGTTGACGAACGTGTTCTGGAAGCCGCGCACATCGTCCACCGCAATGGTCGGCCCGGGCGCGGCCAAGGTGGTGCGCACCCGCGTATTGCCACCGAAATAGGCGGCAAACAGGGCATTGCGCGCCAGTTCGTCCAGACTGCGCGCAGCCTGCTCGCCATTGATCGCCGCGTTCACCAGGAACTGGCTGGCAATGCCCACACGGCTGGTCACCGTGTTCAGGTCGGTGGTCGCCGCATAATGGTTGATGGTGATCGTGTACTGCTCAACGCCGAAAGCCTGCGGCGTCAGCCCGTTGTCCAGATTGGTGTTGGTCGACGGAACGAGCGGCACCGTCACGCTCGGCTTGAGGCCCACACGTGTCTTGGTCAGCGTCTCACCGATGCCGACCGCGAAATCCTCGCGATCGGCCACGGCGCGATAGCCGAGGCGGCTGCGCAGCGCCTCCTCGAACTTGCGCTCGAGAAATCCCTGCTGGATGATTGGCTGCAGCGCGGCGGGAAAATTCTGGATGCCCATGCTCTACTCTCGCGGTTGCACGATCCCCGCCGCCCATCGCCGCGGGTTCTGGTCGGTCCGTCTGTCGAAGATGTTAGCGTCGGCGCAGCAGGTCGGCGCGCGCGGCAAGCCATTCCTCGGTCGTCATCTCGGTGGCCACCCGCGCCCGCGGCGGCTCGGCACGCGGCGGGGTTGCCGTGCTCGATGCACTGGCGCCGGCAAACAGCCACGGCTTGGCGCGCTTCACCGAATGCATCAGCGCCGCCGCCCCTTGCACCTCACCTGCCTCATCAATGGTCAGCGAGTCGGCGTTCACGAGCTTCAGCCCGTCGAGATCCACCATGCCGGCTGACAATGCCTCGGCCTTCAGCTCCGCACGGATCAGCCGCTCGCGGCTCTGCGCCTCCTGCTCCTCCAGGCGGCGCTGCAGCGCGGCGGCGCGCGCCTCGGCATCCTCGGTCGGTTGGTCGATCGGATTGGGTTCGCTCATGAGTTCCTCTCGGCTGCAATTCGTGCGAGTTCCGCCGGCGCGTCCTCGATATCGTAGACGTCGGCAATGGATTTGAGGGCTGTCTCCTTCGATATGGTGCCGCCGGCGGCGAGGACGCGCAGCGTCTGTGCGTCGCGCAGCCGGTCCTCGGCCGTCGGCGGATACCAGCGCGGCCATTTCAGGCCGACCCGCGCCGAAACATCTAGCCGCGGGATACGCTCTCCGTGGGTACGCAGCGCGTAGCGATTGGAAGCGCGGATCACCATCCGCGCCAGCTCCAGCAGCCCCGTTCCGTAGCTCACCCGCAGGTTGTCGGCGAGCCAGATCAGCCCCTGGTTCATCAGCTCCAGTGCCCGTCCCGACTGCGCCGCCGACAGCCGGTCCGCCGAAGCGCGGTTGCCGTGCACGCCTTCCAGAGCCAGTTCACGCAACGTACGTACATACTCGATCACGGCCGCCGCCGCGGTGCCGCCAATTTCCAGCAGTTTCGCGTCCCCCTTCTCGGACACCACCAGCGCATTGCCGCCGCCGCGGATCAGTTCGCCATCCTGCGCCGCCGGCTCGCGCACCAGCAGCGTGGGGTCCGAGCTGTATTTCAGTCCTCGTCCGGCCTGGCTGAGCTGGTAGTCGATCTCAATCGCTGTCTCGATCGCCGGGCGAAAGGTGCAGCTGCCATCAACGCCGTCGCCGCCTGGCAGGTTACGAATCCACACTATCGGGACGAAGCCGAGCCCATGCCGTACCGTGCGTGCCTCATCCACCAGCTTCACGTATTGTCGGCCCACCGGCCACGGTTCGAACCATGTTTCCGTTTCTGTATCCCAACGGCGCATGAACCAGTATGCCGGGGCTTCGTCAGCGAGCACGTACCCTTGAGCCGCCAGCTGCCGTCCCGGCACTTTGTATTTTTCTGTCACGCTCTGCAGAGCGTCCGGCTCCTCCGGGTCCCAGACCGGGGTCAGATGGACGGTATCGAGCACCTGCAGGAACACACGACCGCGCAGCACCCGCAATTGGATCGCCACCGACCCCACCGAGCCGCGCAGCGCCGCGTCCAGCATCACCCGGTTGAGCCCGGCCTCCTTGGATATGTCCGCCAGCGCCGCGCGCACCGCGGCGTTCTCGCTGTCCAGCGTCGGGAAGTGACCATCACCGAACACCAGCGCGACGCTGTCATCCACCACGATGCGGGCCAGCGGATAGCGAACCGACGGGCGGCGCCAACGCAGCTGAACATACTCGCCGGCCGAATTGCGTTCCTCGTGGAACTCGTATGGCAGCACGTCGTACAGCCGGCCTTCCAGCACCCGTTTCAGAATATCCAGGCGCCGCGCGCGCTCGCCGTAATCCGGATCGCGCGGGATCAGTCCGCAGATGGTCTCGAACATTGGTTCCTGTACCTCAGCGGGACATGATGGGCAGATGCAGACGCCGCACCGGCTGTGGCGTATCGGCCAGCATCGAGAAAGCGCGCGACAGCGCGTCGACCTGGTCGTCCTTGCGCCCGTGCGGAAAGTCGCGCAGTTCGTCCAGCAGCGGCCGGTTCCAGCCGCCGCGCAACAGCCGCAGATTGCCCGCCTCCGCCTGCGCCGCCACCGGCAGCGCGCGAGTCAGCTTGGCGCCGGTTTCAGACGACGCCACAACCCGATGCCCGGCCAACCTGGCGGCCAGCCACGCCACTTGGTGCTTGCCGGCCTGGCCCGGATCCTGTGGCAAGCCGATCGGAACCGTACGTCCGTCCTGGTGCGCGGTCATCACGATCGCCTCCTCCACTTCATGCGGGCCGCCGCGAAGCCGCACCACGTCAAGCACAATGAAACGACCGGACGGCTCGCGCCCGAGCTTCAGCCCAACCGTCCAGTCCGGATCACGCCCGTCGCCACCCGGCGTCGCCGCCAGGTCCCAGGCGCGCACGCTGCGCAGCTCCACCGGCGCCGCCTCGATGACGTCGATCTGCTTGACCGGGAAAAGCCCGCCGGCGTCACGCCGTGGTGATTGCTGGAACAATGCCGACCATACCCGGCTGCCCACCATCGCCCGCTTGCGCTCCAACGCCGCGCGGTCTTCCCAATCCGGCCACAGCGCCTCACCCGGCGCCCGTCCCAGCGGATCATCCGCTTCGGCCAGCGCGGGCAGACGCAGCACCGTCCAACCGTCATCGGATTCCTGCAGCCGCCCGCCCAGGTCGTCCGGGTGCCACCGCGTCATCACCAAAACAATCCGCGCGCGCGGTCGCAGCCGGGTGATCAGGTCGCTGCGGAACCAGTCCCATATGTGCTCGCGATGCAGCCCGCTGTCCGCCTCGGCGTGGCTCTTCACCGGGTCGTCGATCACCACCAGGTCGGCCCGGCGCCCGGTGATCGGCCCGCGCACCCCGGTGGCATAATAAGTGCCTCCATCGCTGGTCGCCCAACGCCCGGCTGCACGGTCGCCTGCCACCAGCCCGTAGCCCAGCACCTGCGCTTGCTCAGCCACCAGCCGGCGCACCTGGCGCCCAAAATGCTCCGCCAGGTCTGCTGTGTGACAGGCCGCGATCACCGCGGCGCCGCGCCGACGGTGCAGCCACCACGCCGGAAACAAAACCGAAACATAAGTCGATTTGGCGCTGCCGGGCGGCATCAGCACCATCAGGCGGTCGATCTCGCCCGCCTCCAGCCGCTCCAACTCCGCCAGAAGGCGCATATGGTGGGCCGCCGGCTGAAGCGGAGCGAGCGCCATCCTGGTCAACTCGGCCAATCCCAGCGACGAATCTGCCATTCGTCCGGGCCAAGCTCACTGCGGGTGGGAAACGCAAAACGGCGTGCCGGACCTCCGTCCGCGCACGCCGCCGATCATGTCGGGATTGATACCCCAGACCGGGGCATTTGGGCAAGGTTTTTTTTCTTGTCAGCAAGATTTTTTCCCCGACCTCTCGCCAGCGCACAGAATGTGCCGTGAACCCATTGTGCTTGCGGCAAAACCAAAAAGTCATTTCGGGAAATTCCGGGCGCCTCGCAGTGACGATCCGGCCTCCGGCCAGCATCCTTGCCTTCGAGCCGCAATTCAGCCACAATTTCCGGGTTGATGACGCACGGTTTCCAAGGCTCGATGCACGCCGTTTTATCCACGCCTTTGCCGCCAGCCCCGCTTGGGCAAGCGGTTCCTTCATGGCCACGGCCCCTACACGGGTCCGCCGCACTGGAACGGGAATAAGATTGATGATCCACAAAGCAAGAAGCGCCCTTTCGGGCGTCGTCGTATCGGTTCTGCTGATGGGTCCTGCGCTCGCACCGACGGCTCAGGCCCAAGACACCACCGGACCACGTCCCGCCGCCCCAACCGAACAGCGAAAATCCCACCAAACGCGCCATGGGCGCCAGCAGGCCGCCCTGGCACCCCGCCTCCGCCGCCCACCCGCCGTCCATGCGGTCGCCGGCAATGCCCATGCCCGGCCCG